AGTTGAAAAAATTAAACTTTTATTAACAAAGTTAGAAGAAGAAAATGGGGTAATAATTAATGGAAATAAATAATCAAGAAGAGTTAATTCTACAGGAAATGCATACTGCCTTATCATCTAAGGAAGCTTTTAAGACCTGGGTAAGAGATACAAGCAAACGTTTAAATGCCCTAGAGTCAAGACGCCCTTTTAGGGCAGAGTCTACTGAGCAAGATAACTTACGCAAAGCTATTGCATCTGCTTCCCTAGACTGTAAAATACCAGGTCGAAGTAGTAGCAATATGTACAAGAAGCCTGTGTCTTCCCTGGAGGATCTACAATCTGCTTCCAAGGAGGCATGTAAAAAGCATAACTTAGGAATTAACTTCAATGAGACAGAAGATGACACAGGAAGATCTGTCCTCCTCACCACGGTCATCCACATTCCAACTGGTGAGTTTAAGGTTTATACAACTCCAGCAGAACCAGTAAAAAATGAAAACCCAGCTTATGCTAGGGCAGGTGGGTATACATACGCTAAGAGAAAGTTACTTCAATCTTTATTTAATTTAGGTGGAGAGTTGGATTAGATTGACTTTCTGTGTTCTATCTGTAATATCTCCCTACTCATAAAAACATCCCTAATACGAGAGGAGGACAGATATATAGATAGATATAAATAGTGTCTTAATTTATGTATAGGAATCATAGATGTTAAAAAGACTTTTTATTACTTCAATTCTTACATCAGGAATGTGCCTGGCAACTGCACCACTAGAGATAGATAAATCACATTTACAATTGCCATCAGAGGTTAGTACAGCAAGTATTTTTTTAGATACAGGAACATTTAAGATGTTATTGGAAAATGATGCTGTATATACATTTAGTGTAGAGAATATAGATGCTGACCTACGTCAGATAGATCCTCTTACTCTATCTTACCGGCTTGGTATGATATGGAATATTGATTGCAATGGCATTAAAGTAGTAAGCGATTGTATTACACCTGAGAAGTTACAAGCATTATCACCTAAATACCCACTCTTTATTGGAAATGTACAGAATATAAAATTCTTACTCGAATCTAAACCAGCAGGAGCATACCTTCAGATATACAGATTAGATAACTGCGGTTATGGAATACATATTTGTCCTAGAATCAGTGGTGGTGGGTTATTTGATTTAATATGGCGTTATCTTATGGGTAAAAGTGTTAGGTCTGAAAATGGTGATACCTTACCCACTGATGCTGACATAATAAGAGCAGGTTCAGACAATAACTCTGTTTGGGAAGGAATACTTGCCAAAGAAGCAGCTGAAGACACCTATGTATGGCGTACTTGGCAGTACATGCAATTATGTGAAGCGGAGGAACATCGGGTGCATGATTCCTCAACAGATCTTGGATGAGACTGTTAAAATATAAGAAATAGGGGTTATAGAATCCTTTCGTTTAGGGGATATTTTAAAGGTATAGGGTGGGCAACCACCCTATTTTAGTATGCATAGGAGGTGGTTTAACATAGAAACAAAAAACAAAAGTAATTTTAAGAAACATTTTCTTAAAATATTAACATATAACTCATTCTATGAAGAAGAGAATGTATTCTTCTACCTACGGGATTATCGCTTAAAAGAGATAATCTTAGGTAATGAAGTAGAAGAAGAGAAAGAAGCTAAATAATAAAGGTAAGGATTAGAATGAATATGGTAAAATATCATGTATGAGAAACAAGAATACAACTACAAGCGCTGCCCTGTCTGTAATGTTCCCAACCATAAATATAAAAAATGCGTATGTAAGCTGAAAGATCCCAAGAAGGTAAAGTGCAGAGTCAAGTATAAACAGTTTGTATATACAGGCGTGGCTGAGATTACTTGGTATGATACTCCTAAAGAAGAATTTAATAACGCGGAAGCTATAGACATAATCTGGGAAAGAGATCCATACGTTAATCCTTTCCAGCATTCAGTAGTAGACTTTGATTGCGTTTATTACAACCTAGCTTTAGCAAGAAAAGTATACTTTATGTCACCCAGCTGGGTATTATATCATAAGAAAGTTAATGAGGGATTTGAGAGATGTTATTGCTCAGGAGAGGGAGTATATTTAGAAAATGAGGATTTTGAAGAGTAGGTAACCCATAAGATAGGAGAAAGAGGTGGAAGAGAGAGTAGTAGAAACTGAGCCCTGCTTAGATGCAGGAGCTTCAGCCAATATATTTATTGATAATTATAAGTTAATAAATTCCCTTCTAGAGGAGGAAAAGCAGAAGGATAGGGCTCGTAGACCTAGGGAGCCCTATAATTCTATTGAGGTGGCAGAATTATATACCGCCCTAGCCAAAGCGCAGGGTGAATATCAAACTGTTGTATTTAATAGAACTAACCCTTATCTTGATTTACAGTATGCAGATCTTTGTAATCTTATAAAGGCTACACGGCCAGCTTTAACTAAATATGGTTTAGCTGTAACTCAGTTCATTGAGACCCCTGATGATGGAAGTACCATCTTACACACACGCTTATTACATAGCAGCGGCCAATGGATGGAGACTAGGCAACGGATTCTTCCAGTAAAGAATGACGTTGCAGCTTTTGAGTCCACTCTTAACTCTCAAAAGAGATTTTCTTACATGGCTCTTGTGGGAATAGTTCCAGTGGATGACCCAGGTGATGATGATGGGGAAATGGCTATGGTAAGGTCCAATGAGTATATAGCAAGGGGACCATCAGAAAAGCTTAACCCAAAAAAGCAGTCAATGAATGTCATAGCCAAACACGAGTTGGAAGAGTTAGAGACAGAGTTAAGAGACTTTCCTAACATAGCTGAAGATCTATTAGATAGACTTAGGCTGCAAAGCTTGGCCGATCTACCTGCCTCCCAGTATAGAACAACCCTTATAAGAATACGTAAGATAAAGGAAGAATATTCCAACAGTGATGGGAGGTCATCTAGTAAATTATAAGGAAAAAGACATGGAAACCATTTATAACCCACCTAGTAAGTTCTTTATTAGAGCATATGGTACAATAGTAAGACAAATGGGTGATACAGTAGGAGACGAGGTTAGGTTTAATATTTATATCCAAACATCTAGACACCCAACCATAATGCGTTGGGTAGAATGGGGTGAATTTCTAGCTGAGTCTTTTAAGAATAGGACTTCAGATACACATCTGATTAATGAATCCCTAGAATTATACAATACATTCAAGGGAGAAGTAAAAGGAGAATAATATGAGAAAGTTATTTTTTATGTTTTTTTTGGCTGTTATGATATCAAGTTGTAGCTCATGCTCAAAGAAAAGAGTCGTAGAAGATAGCGCATACTTAGATTACAAAGACTTTGAACTGGTAGATGAAAATGAAGACTTAATAGAGCCGCAAACTCAAAAAGAATATAATTTTAGATTTAAAATCGTACGCAAAACATATCTAGTATAGATTAAATGGGCCATTTAAGGCCCACTAAAATTACTTATTTAAAGCCTCCTGTTTGGCTTTTTTTTCTGATTCATATGTAGAACGATCCCTATAGTATTCCTGAGAGAATACAAGTTTAGAATATTCATCTTTATTTGTTGGAATCATATTTATTCCAGATGCTTCTAACTTACTATCCCACTCATTCTTTAATCTATTGAAACAGTTTATGTATTTACCTTCTACTGCTTCCCTTACTCTTCTTACCATATCATCTTGAAATTCTTCACTAAGGATATAGGTTTTTATAACCTTTTCCTGAATTTCAGTTAGCTCCAACACACAGATATCATTTATTACTATTTTCATGCTTTTCCTTAACCTATTAAATATCCCGATACTGTCGTATATGTGCCACCTACTCCTACAGTCTTAGTACCAACACTAGTCTGTAAGCCATATTGAAAATATGCTGTGTCAGCTGCATCCATATCTGCTATAGCTGTAAATGTAATTGTCTGCCTAGCAAGATCATTAGTATAAGATGTAACTGGATTTATTAGTGAATATGTCCTATTACTTGTAACTATATTTATTGGATCAACTCTAGTTGTTGGAGGTGTTGGCGCCGTTGGAAGATTAACAACTAATACTGTACATATAAATAAATATAATCCAGTCTGCGGGGCTGTAAATAAAGCCTTAGTTCCAGCACCACTTCCTCCATAAAAGTCACTTCCGTAGTCATAAACCTCTGTTAATGTTGCAGATGTTCCAAGATTATACAGTGTTCCATCACCAGTTACGTTACTAGCAGAAACACCCTGAACTGCATGGAAAGCACACGTAGATACAGAACCGTATCTAAGATCTATGTATCCAGCCACACTTGTATCTATTTCTATTGTTCCATTTGTGGATCTTAATAATCTAAAACTAGGAGGAGTTGTTCCATTACCAGCAAGGACAGAGCCTAATAAAGGATCTTGACCTAGGGCTGTTATTGAAGGTTTACCTAATTGACCACTAGCATCAACAAATACTGGAATGCTGTTATCTACATATTTATTATAAACACCAGCAACATAAGTTTCTATAGAAGTATTAGATACAGAGCCTATTCTTATTTTATAACTTTCTCCGGTAACTGCTGCATCTGTAGATATATAAGTATTTCCTACTCCACTAGTTAATGTTCCTCCAGCTGTATCTCCAATGGCTACATTATAAGTTCCTGTTGTTAAGTTTGGAAATACATCATAACCTATACCAACATTATGATTAGCAGTAGTAGCTGCACGAATTGCATGATATCCTACAGCAACATTAGATTCGGCGCTTGTAGAACCTCCAGATGCATTAAGTGTATATAATGCTTCACTACCAATAGCAACGTTGGTCATACCAACACTAGCTCCACCTGTAAGTGTATACAAAGCATTATTACCTACAGCCACATTCTCGCTACCTGATGTTACAGCCCTTAACGCATTTGTTCCTATTCCTACGTTATTTGTACCATACGCTAATGTCAGTGATAAATTTCCAGCATTCTGTCCTAGAAATGTATTGCCAGTACCAATTGCATGCATAAACTTAACTGAATTTAAACTCATACCGCCAGCTGTACCTGCTGAATTAGTTGCTGGTAGAGAAATCCAGTCATCTAGGTTGACTACTACGGAATTAGGTGCTGTTGATGTGTTGATATTTGTGCCACCTATGATATCAATCTCTCCCAATAAAGGTAATGCAGGTGTGCCAACATCAGCCCCTAGCTTAACTATACCTGATGATCCACCTCCACCTACTGCCACCATATCTAAACTATTTGCTCCTGACGTAAAAATTATGGAAGCGTCACTAGATGTTAATGTTGCCCATACAGGTCCAGTTCCACCACCTATTAATACCTGGCCATTAGTTCCATTTGATGAACCCAGTTTGCCAAGATTATCTATAGAGACTACTCCGTTTGTAGCAGCTATTGTACTACCATAAATACCGGCTACATACGTATCAGTATGATCTGTAGAATTACCTATCCTTATGGTTGATGTATCTAGTGGAGAGCCTTCATTGACTAAATTTATGTTGTGAGACTCTGACGTGTAATTTATTCCAGCATTCATTCCTAGTAATAAATTTTCATGTCCATTCACCAAGGCGGCCCCAGACATTGCTCCTAGTGCTGTATTGCCTCCAATTCCATCAGCTACCGCAGTTAAGCTTCCTACGCCAACCCCTGTATTGTTAGCAGAGTCAGTAAGATCATTAAGAACTCCTGTACCAAGACCGGTGTTACCAGTTGCAGAAACAGTTATTAGGGTAAAATTTCCTGAGCCTTCACCAACAAAAGTATTATCTAAGCCAAGATTTGTTATAAATCTATTAGCGCCAAGTTTTATTATACCCTGAGTCGCACCAGCATTAGTTACAGGCAACGTAAGTATAGGCTCTAGGGTGATTGTAAGGGTATGACCCAAAGCGCTTGTGGTGATGTTTGTGGCATCTCCTAGTACGGATACCTTATTTAATAAAGGAACGGCTGTGCCTGTATCAGCATCTAGCCCTCCAAATACACCTCCGCCACCTCCAATAGACTGAAAGTTAACAGTACCAGGAATAGAACCTGCCGTAATTGTAATAGATCCATCTTCTGATACTGGTGTATAGAACGATGGTGTAGCACCTGTATTTCCTAGAAACATCTGTAGATCTGTTCCCTGAGCACCAACTACTAAGCCAACAGCATCAGTCGTTAAGACTGAGGATAATACAGGTGTTAATGTTAATGAGCTTACGATAGTCACATCATTCTCTAGCCCTACAGTTACTGTGTTACCACTGGAATATGTAGCTATATCGTTAGATCCATAAACATTAAGTATTCCACTTACCTGTATAGCAGTGTTGCCATCATCAGTCTTAAAATAATTAGTTCCAGAACCACTTCCAGGATATAATTGTACCCACTTAGGACTAGCAGATGGATTCTTATCTATCATCATCCATATTGTTGTTGGAGTAGAAACCATCCATATAGCTCCTAACTCGTATTCAGGAAAATCATTATCTGTTGGATTTCTTTGCTCTATAATTAGCATAGGCGGCGTTATTGGATCAACGCCAAGATACGCTAAGGGATTTATACCCGATCTTCTTTTAGCTTGCATACTACTCTCCTAAATTTTAACCGTATATCTTAGCTACTCTAATTGTCTTATTGGTCTCATTGTACATACCCACTGCTAGAAATAATCCCCACTTATCAAATGCTGCGCCTAAACATCCCTGTGATGTATAAGTTAGTGTATCAATCTCAGTTAAAGTCTCAGTGGTTCTTGAAAAACTATAATACTTAACATATGCTCCAGACGTGACACTTCCACCAATAGCACACCCAACTACGTATCTATCATTAAAAATACCTATATCATATGCAGTAAGTCCTGCATTTATAGTCTGCTTTAAGGTTAATGCTGACCCAGAAAAGGCATATGTCCTAAAGGTCGTAGATGTAGAGTTAGCATCCGCTGTGAATAAATATGCATTATCAGTAGTCCATGCCATACCAAGAAGATCAGTTGTTGAACCAGAATTGTAGTAAGCCACTTCCGTTAAGGTATCAGTGCCGTTCCATGAATATACAGCAGTAAAATGTCCTGATTTTTCTGATCCTACTGCTAAATAAGTACCATCTGGAGACCAGTTACATGCGTGAGATGTAGCTCCTAAATTAAGCGTACATACTGCTGTTAGAGTATCCGTACCATTCCAAGAGTAAACTATTACTGACTGAGTAGAAACACCAGATGATATAGCTAAGAAATTACCATTTGGATGCCAAGATACACAGTATGCAACTGGATTTAAGTTCTTACTTGCTACAGCAGACAAAGCTGATCCATTCCATGAATAAACCTGGATTGAATTAGTGGAATAATAATTAGCTACAGCAATAAAATTCCCATTGGGATGCCAAGATACTCCTATACAAGTTTGTCCAGTGTTTACAGTAGTTATTTCAGCAATAGTATCTTTACCATTCCAAGAAAACATAGCTATCTGCTTAGCTGAACTATTTCCAACACAAGCTATATAACTATTATTAGGACTAAAGCGAACCTTATATCCATTTGCACCCTCATTGGCACTTGTGACATCAGTTAAATTGGCATGACGTCTCTTGCGGCTCAATCCTAGCAAGTTCATCATGCTAGGTCTCCTGAGACTTTACCAGTTCCTCTTAATCCTTTGTTCCAAGGGATTTTGCCTTTATGTACATCGCTTAATTTCTTTCTTAATTCTATGCTCATCTTTTTTCCTTTTAACCAAGGTTCACCATTTTTTAACAAATTGCACTTTTCTTTTCCATGTAGTCTAGCATGGCATGAAGTACATAAAGTAATCCCATTAGACATATCAAAACGTAGATTGGGGAAATTATGCCAATCTTTAATGTGATGTGCATGAAGGCGCTTTCTAGAAAAACATTTAACACATTTATAATTATCACGCTTTTTAATTTTTTCCCGCCAAATTTTTAATTCTATAGATTGCCTACCTAGAACTTCCTTCTTGTTCCATGGAATATTTCCCTTATTATATTTTCCTAAATTAGGTTTTCCATAATTAGGGGAGTGCTTTAGATAACATCTTTTACAGTTTCCGGTATACCATGGCATACCAGTTCTCTTTGATATGCCATGCTCATAAAACTCTTCCAAAGGCTTAGACATCTTACATTCTTTACATATTTTCATAATGTATACTTCCGTAAAATATCTTAGCAAGTTTCATGTAATTTCCCCAGTAATTTATACCTCTAACTTAGGTCTCCTGAGACAATCCACTCGTCTGTACCAATCTTCACTAGAGTTGCAGATGAGTACTGTGTATATAGATTAAGAAGACTTCCTGGAGCCCTTAATGTCACATCACCATCTACAGGTGCTATTGTTGTTACACCTGCACCATATTGTGTTACGGCTACTATAGTCCCTGTAGCAAACGCTACGGCAGAGTTTTTTGGTACTGTGAGTGTATTGGCTGTTCCTTTGTTCATTATTATAAGTTTTCCAGCATCACCTATAACTAGGGCATAAGTATCCGTCTGGGTATTACATGTAGTTGAAGTTGATGAAAGAGTTATAGATCCAGCTCCATTAGCAACAGTTATACCTGTTGATGCTGTGAGTGTTGCCAAGACCGGATCTGCACCAGCTGATCCTATTGGCAGTTGGCCATTAGATGCTTCCCCTAGCGGCGTAATTGCTCCAGTGCCAGAACCTAACAATATACCATGATCAGTAAGCGTTGAAGCTCCAGTGCCACCATCTGTAACTGCTACATCAGTACCACCAACTCTATATATATATGCAGTTCCAATAGTTACATCTGTGTCTAAATCCATAGTTGGGGTATTGTTAGCAGTAAGGGTGGCGAATGTCTTATACGCAGTACCATCTACATCATAAGCCCTTAAAAGAAATGTATCAGCTGCTGTGGTACCAGTTCTTATAGTACCTGCATTAGGCATTGTTATATCTGCATCTAGATTAATTGTAACTGTAGCTGTACCTGCTACTGATGTAAGATTAGTCCCACCGGCAATAGTAACAGTAGAACCTGTGGCAGTACCAGAATCTCCGGCTAAGGTAACTATTCCATCAGCAGGATTAGCTTGAAATGTAGGGGCTGTACCTGAACCATTTGCAGTAAGAACATATCCAGCTGTTGTACCTCCAGTAGCCACTCCAATGACATTGGCCGCTGAAGCCACTAGGACATCGCCTATGGCAACAGTTGCAGGATAGGTGGCTGTAGTCCACGTAGGATCGCTTGATGTCACACCGGTCAAAATCTGCCCAGTAGATGCTTCCCCTAGCGATGTAATTGCACCAGTGCCAGAACCTAACAGTACCCCATGATCAGTAAGCGTTGAAGCGCCAGTTCCGCCCTCTGACACTGCTAGATCTGTAGTTAACTGCAAATCATCAATAATAACTTTTCCTGTTCCTTTTGCTGTAATATTGATATTTATATCAGCGTCTGAACCATCAGCAGATAACGTAGTACCAGAAAGAGTTACTCCAGCTGCTGCTACATTAGTATCAAATGCAGTTGCATATATTGTAGAAACTGTAGGATTAGCACTCCAAGATGGATCTGCCGAGGTATTCCCAGTTAATATGGTACCGTCTGTACCAGCCGCTATAACCCCTAGGGCAACACCAGTACCATTACCTACTACCAAACATTTGTCTGTTGTTCCAGCACCCCAGTTATCTATGGTATCTAGGGCTGACTGAACATTGGTGTCAGATCCAGACAAGATTCCATTAAAACCAGTTGTATTTGTGACAACTAAATTAGCCTGATTGGTTCCCCCACCACTGGAGATCGTTGCTCTCAGGGTAGATTTAGCTATTATCGTACTAACTATTGCTGCGGCAGCCTGTCCCCAAATAATAAACCCTAATTGGCATAATTCCAAATCAAGCAACTCAGCTGTTGCTTTTGCAATAGTCCCATTAGATATTGCTGTTGTAGCAGCTCCCAAATTATTATATTCGCTTGTGTCCAAAACTGCATAATAAATTGGAACAGCTGTGTTTAAATCGTCCTTACTGGCATATAGAGTATAAACACCAAACTTAGAAGCTCCCAATGCAGTAGGTGTTCCAGCATTATTGTAATACCCCGCAAAGGTATCAGAAACATTTTGAACCGCCCACTTACCACCAGCAGTTGTATAAAACTTCTTCCATGTAACACTGGCTTCGGTAGTAATGGTTGTCTCTAGCCCATGATCCTGCAATACATCATCACCAGATATACCAACCTTAACATTAGCAGCGCCGAGAGGAGTTATATTAGCCCCTCCATTCTGAACCACTGTTCCAATGATATGATGTTCCACATTAGAAACTGATACCTGATAGTTATATGCATGATTTTCTTTTACTGTGTGTTGAAGTTTAGTAACTGGAGTTTCATCGTAAAGGCATTCAAAAAGAACTATATAATCCACAAATAAATCGTCAGTTCTTGTTGAGGTTTTACCTATGGTCCCTGTGGAATCTATATAAATGTACCATGTTGCGCCTGACGTCATACCAGATATGTTCTGAGATACCCATGTAATGACCTTGCCACGTATGTAGCCAGTACCACCTACAAGCAATTGAAATGTCCCTAGGGTAGTATCATCAAAGTATGGTCCAACCGCTGCCCATGAGTAAAAGCCACTCATATCCATACGCAGGATAGTATTAGAATAATTTTCACCAGTCTTAACTACGCCAGCAAGACCTTCTACCACAGTTCCTGCTAATCCTTTACTGTTGGCAAAGTTAACCTGATTAAAATTAACAGTTCCAGTGCCTCCAATTGCTACTACATTAGATGTATTTATATTTACATCACTTAAATTAACTGCCACCGCAGATGTAGTTGTAATAGCAGTTGCTGCTCCAGTTGATATTCTTGAGTTAGCAATGCTTAAATTAGCTGTAGCGCTAAGAGTTATTGCCCCAGAAAGAACACAACCGCCATCAATTGTAGATATAGCACTACCTGCAAGAGTAATAGGGCAACCTACAGATGAGTTAAATACGGTTAAAATGCCATTTATTGTCATTGGATTAGCAGTACCCACACCAATAGTATTATTATTCATTACCACTGTTGCAGTTGCAGTATTTAAAACCAATCCATTTATTGTGCTAGTATCAGAGCAGAATTCAAATGTTATTGCTCCAGTCCAATTTGTAATATTGCATACATACCCATTAGTTAAATTAAAAGCACACTGCGAGAATTTAATAGTAGCTGTACCAGCTACAGCAGATGATAGAATATGTGTGGCTGAAATTAATCCAAGATTTAATAACGCACATCTTCCAGCTGCTGGGGGTACATGTATACCAGTTATAGTTGTCTGAAAAGCGTTAGAGCCCTGAACTTCTATACCATCATACAGGGTTAAGTTTTCTGTATATGCACCAGCACGTACAAATATTGTAGCAGGTGTTCCTGCAGCAACTGCTGCATTAATGGCGGACTGTATTGTAGTGTATGGCAATCCAGTGCCTACCACATATTTAGTATTTTGGTAAAGATTACTACCAGTTTGCAAAGTCATTTATTTCTCCTTTTAGACTACAGTTATTACGCCCTGAACTGACCGTACAACCCAATCTGTGTTAGCTGTTATGCATAGCAGCTCTATGCAGTCATATCTGGCCGTAGCCGCAAGATATCCAGTAATTCCAATAGTAGAGTCAAGTGTTCCAAAATGTATTACCTGTAGAGCATTTTGCGCTATTTTCCATAATCCAGCTCCTTTGCCTGCAATTGCAACTCTATCTCCTACCACTGCTGTAGCTGGAAGCGTAATAGTTACTAATGCGCCATTATTGGCTATGTAGCCGCTATCAACAACCGCTGCTTGAGATGTATCCGTAACTTCTGACCATGACAATATATTATTGGCCATAGCTCCTATCTGCCCTGTTGCTGAATCAACAGTTACAAACATCGTATTAGAAGTCGTAACTGCTGCTATGCCAGTTGCATACATTGTGCCATTTACAGTCAAAGCAGTACCGGAGTCAGGAGTGGCAATAACAACCTCACCAGTTGAAGCCACAGTCAATCTATGCAAGGCTGCTGTAGTAGAATCTGGGTGCGTCCAGAACTGTAGGGCTGTCGGTATCCTATTAGTTGCTATTGTTCCATTTGTATCAGCTATGATTGCTGCGCCAATGACATAATTTGTTCCATCATGGCCCATAAATGTAATATTACCAAGCTCATCACCGGTAGTAATAACACCACCAGATCTTGATTTCTTAAGATCTAATTCAGTTGCTATATGATCCGCAGAAGAAGCGAGCATGGCTACATGACCATATGCATCTATAGCGTTACCACTGTCAGGAGCTTCTATGGTTAATGTACCAGCAGAATTGATAGACATTCGTTTAGCAGAAATAGCAACAGAATCAGGATGTGTGTAAAACTCAAGATTAGATGCCACCCTATTTGTGGCTATTGTACCACTAGATACACTTATTATTGACGAGCAATTAAGATTAGTTGAACCATCATCTCCGGAAAAATATATACCTCCTAGACCATCGCCTGATGTTATTACACCGCCTGACCTTGATTTTATCATCTGTATGTACGATCCAGAAACGGCAACATCAGTATTATTTATAAATAAATTTCCATTTCCCATTGTTACATCGCCAGATGTGATCTCAGCTCCTCTGCTCTGCACAGTAAGAGCGGTACCAGAATCTGGAGTATAAATATAAACCTCGCCTGTAGGCTTTACATCCATGCGACGCAGGGCTATTCCGGCTATGTCTGGAGAGGTCCAGAACTCTAAATCTGCTGCCACTCTGCCTGCTGCTATTGTTCCGCTAGATCTAGAAGTAATTTGTGCCGCAACATCATAAGATGTGCCGTCATACCCAGAGAATAGGACGTTACCTAGGACATCTCCTGATGTTATTACAGCTCCTATCCTTGATTTCTTAAATTGTAAGTTAGGCCCAGTAATAGCAACGTCTCTATCACCTATATAGATATCATCATCCACAGCCTCTATGTAACCAAGCGTTGCGGATATATTACCTGCATCAGCGGTTATGTTACCCGCCGTACATACTATATTTCCCAGATCTGAGACAAGACCATTTGAGGCGTGCACTATTCCTGCTATATAAGCTGTATCCTGTTGGTTTGCTCCACTCCCATAGGTTCCTATACGTATCTTATTGGATTCCGCAGCGGTCCCTGAATTACCAATAACAATATTATAAGATTCAGTTCCAGTATATGATATGCCCGCCTGTCGGCCCACAAATGTGTTGCCAGAACCATTCATTAAAGAACCGGCTAGGGCTCCTATGGCAGTATTGGAAACTCCGGACGTTACCAGAGTCAAAGTAGCAGCACCGCAGCCTACATTATAGGACCCAACGGTTACACCGGTCAGAACTGCACTTCCAAGACCTGTATTGCCTACCGCGCTGCCAACCGTAAGGGCTAGATTGCCAGCTGTAGATCCTAGGAACGTATTATCGGTTCCTATGCCATGCATAAATCTATTGGCCCCCAGGGAGTAAAGTCCCTGAGTTCCGGAACTGTTGGTCACAGGCTGGATTATGGAGTCATCCAAATGGATTGTTACCGCATTAGTAGCTCCAGCGGTATTTAAATTATTACCTCCTAATATTCTTATAATTCCAAGTGCCGGAACCGCATTGCCAGCATCTGTAGCATAAGTATTGGCTAAGCTACCAGCCTGACTAATTGTAAGTGTTCCAGTGATATCATTACCATTTACCGTGATATCACCTGAGCCTACTATGTTTATATTCCCTACTTGTGGGTGAACTATATCACCAGTATTACCAGTAAGCGTCTCTACGATCTCTTCAAAGATAAATTGACCTACTTGGGACATAGACTTCTCCTAATGTTCTTGGCCATAGAAGGCAGTGAAGTAAACAACTCCCTGAGTAGGATTAGTTGTTGGGGTCTTAACATAAAGACGTTCGCCCTCTGCTATATACCATCCACGATTTAGGGATTGATTGGCGGCTATATCCCAGAAAAAATAGCCATATGCTGGAAGGACAATGCCATCCTCAACTCCACCGATTGAAAACGTAAGCGCCCTGTCTGTGTTATTAAATATATAAATACACCTAGTTGGATGAGGCAATGCAGTTCCTACCCCAGAATATGTGTTAGAAATTAAGCTCCACGCCAATGATCTCATGGGTTCATGACGAGCCCTAACGGATGTAATACTCATCTCTCTCCTAATATTTATGATTCTAAGTAATAAGCAGATAGCGATATAAGACCTGTGCCAGCACTATTACCCTTTATGTACACGACGGTGCCTTTTTTCATCATCGCTGCATAATTATTGGGAGCTGCATTGGCTTGGAAATTTAGTATTAAAGTATCACCTGCGCTTACAAAATCATTATCTAAGACGCCATCATAACTTATGATGATGTCTCTACTTGAAGCGTTATACAGCCTAAGAAGAACAGTGGGGCCCTTTAGGCCCCCTGCATTAAGTGCTTGATAGGATGTAGTAAGCCCAGAAGAATTAAAGATCTCGACATAATCTGCTTTTATACAATTCTTCATGGATTCCCCTAATTTAAGAAACTACGTCTGCCTTTACTTCTGGCACAGGCGTATCTTTTGGCTTTAAAGTATCAGTTGTTGCCTTTGCCTGCTCAGCGATTATGGACAGAAATTTAAACATTACGTCATAAGCCTCTCCAAGATGTGCATTTGATGGTATAATTATTTGATATTTATTTTCCCCAACTACTGCCTCATAGGTTGTATTCATCTTGATGAAATTCATCTCTTCTCCTCATAAAAAAGATTGTTATTAAAAATAATGGCCAGTACTACTTTTCCTGGCCACCCAGTTTCGTTTTCTTAGTTAACTTGCTTTAATAATCCAGAAAGTAAGAATTACATTGCTTGCCAATGAGGCTGCACCATTATTCTTTACTTTAACCACAAATGAACCTGTGCCAGGACATACGCGTTGAATTGTTAATTGAGCATCTTCTGCCCCTACGCTAGCTACTGTGCATAGAATTGCGGAAGTAGCTGTACATAGAGAGTTAGTCACTGTTAAAGTTTCTACCGCAGCAGCTGCTGTTGTTAGGCCAGTAAATGTGCCTACACCAACATTTGCATTGATAGTAACCGTAGCAGCTGCTTGTGTATCTGTTGCAGGCAACATTGTTACTATACCGGCTGCATTTATGGCAATGCCGCCTGTACCACCCTGTATGGTTGTAGCAGATGCTGTGGTTACTGAGCCTACTGTTGTAGCATGTTCTACGGCATTGGCACCAAACTGCATTACTCCTGTTCCACCATTTACAACTACTGATGATGTTGAAGTAGCAGAACCCATGGTCAGTGTACGCGTACCAGCTGTACCAAGATTGATGTTTTGGTTTACAGCGTCATTACCTATGCCAATGATTCCAGCAGATGAATTTAATTCTAGAACTCCTGCAGCATCAATAGTAACTGCATCAGCTGAACCCAACGCTATATCACCTGTACCAGAGGTTACTACCACACCAGTCGTTGTAGTGTTATTACCTATGGTTATTGTACGAGCTGCTGCACCTGTACCTATATTGATGGCCTGGGCTACAGCATCTTGTCCAATATTGATTGCTGCTCCAGAGGAATTAAGATCCAGAACGCCAACTGAGTCTATAGTTACAAGACCACCGCTAGAAGCAACAATACTACCACCGGCAGTTATTCCTAACGTACCTGTTCCTGACCGTACTGTAGTTTCAGAGACACCAGTAACTGAACCAAGTACAGTTGTATGATCTGTAGCATTAGCACCAATGTCTACTCCTCCTGTGCCAGCGTTCAATACGATAGATGTAGCATCAGTAGCATTACCTATAGTTATTATACGAGCTGCTGCGCCTGTACCAAGATTGATATTTTGGGCTACTGCATCATTACCAATTCCAATAACACCTGCAGAAGAGTTAAGTTCTAAAACACCAGCAGCATCTATTGTTACTGCATCAGCAGACCCTAATGCTATATCTCCTGTGCCAGAAGTTACTACCACACCAGTTGTAGTAGTGTTATTACCTATGGTTATTGTACGAGCCGCTGCGCCTGTACCAAGATTGATATTTTGGGCTACTGCATCATTACCAATTCCAATAACACCTGCAGAAGAGTTAAGTTCTAAAGCACCCACCGCATCTACCGTAACAGCAGCACCACCATTTACTATTAATGCACCACCACCAGACTGGACTGTTGTTGCACTGGCTCCATTTGTTGAACCCAGGCGAGTTGTGTGAGCTGTGGCTGTTACGCCAAGATCAAGATTTCCTGTACCTGTGTCTATTACTACAGAAGAAGTTGCTGTTGCTGAACCAATAGTTACTGTACGCGTTCCAGCTATACCAATATTAATATTCTGAGATACTGCATCCTGTCCAATTTGGATTACACCAGCGCTAGAATTTAACTCCAAAGCACCTACTGCATCAAGAGTCATAGCCCCAGCAGATGTTTCTGCCAAAATGCCTCCACTTGCGAGGGTTAATGTGCCAGTACCAGTTTGTGCTGTAAAAGCGCTTACTCCAGTTGTTGAACCTATTCTTGTTGTATGATCTGTAGCTGTTACACCAATATCCAATGCGCCTGTACCATTATTTATTATTACTGAAGTTGCACCTGTAGCGTTTCCTATGGTTAAAGTACGAGCTGCACCGCCTGTACCAATGTTGATATTCTGGGCTACCGCATCATTTCCAACATTGATTGCTGCTCCAGAGGAATTAAGAGATAGAGCACCAACTGAGTCTATATCTACCACTCCAAGACTATTAATATTAATTCCATTAGATCCACTTTGAACTATGGTAGATGCTGTTGTGGTTGTACTTCCAAGAGTAACAACTTTAGCAGCTGCATCAGCACCAAGATTAAGAGCACCTGTGCCTGTAATTATATTAATAGGGCCATTAGAAGCTGCTACATTAATACCTGTAGACCCAGCATCAATATCAATGCCACCAGAGGCATCGGTAGCTGTAATGTTAATTGCATCAGCAGTTGCGAGTCCTGACGTGAGTGTAATTCCACCAACATCCGAGTGCATGTAGATTGAATCCACTGCATTACCTTGGTCAGCATGGATCTCAATTGTTTCTGTTGTACCAGCATTAGAATGCAGATATATGGATTTAGTAGCATTAACAGTTGATGTAATAGTAGCTACGCCAGATGTCATATTTAAATTAACACCTGCAGTTAGGGCTCCTGCTACAGAAACTGTATCAGCTAGTCTCACTTTTACTGTATTAGCCGTTGCACCATCTGTAGTGATATTGGAATTATAACCACTAATTGTTAAAGCACCTGCAATAGGCGAAACTGGCCCACCAACCTGAGTTACGTACGTACTAGCAGTTGCACCAGTGGCCCTAATATCAATTGAGTTGGCAGCATTAGCTACGGTTATGGATCCATCTCCAGATACTATTGCAGCCCAAGCAGGCACACCTGCCGTTGAACCTATTAGTATCTGGCCATTTGTGCCCTTAGATGATCCAAACGTTCCTGAACCATTTGTTTGTACAACACCAGAGGTTAAGGCTGTAGCAGTAATAGTTCCAGCTGACAAGGATAAGTTGCCACCAGTTAATGTTACATTACCAGTATTTACAGTAAGGGAGGAAAGTGTTTCAGCTCCTCCTCCTGTACCAACCCATGTTGCCTCATTATTTTTAATACTTGTTAACACATAGACGTCATCAAGGACCTTATCTATCCATAATGTGCCTAATTCATACCCCTTATCATGAGTTGCAGGGGCACGCTTAGAGACTACGGGCGTAATGCCGGCATCTACTCTATAATCTTCATATGCCATTATTTTCCTTCCTTCTTTCTCCGCCAAGCGGATATTACTTACTTCTCAATACACTCCTATGTATTAAATCTACTCTGACACTAACTTCCATTGGTTACAACAATGGTGTAATATAGTTCTAGAAGCGGTATAATGGCTTTAAATATGGAGAAAAACGTGAGAAGAATAAAGAGACATATGGAATTGTTGCGCCCATGCAATAAAAAGATTGACCATAGGGCTGAAAATATGTTTAATAAAACGATATATATAGAAACTACGCCAGAGATTCATCAACAGGTCAAAGCTAGAGCTATAGAGCATAATATCTCTATACGATTATGGGTTACTAGAGTTCTAATAAAAGGGCTCAGGAAAGAATTGGAATCACAATGATGAAATCAATTTTATTATCTTTTGCAGGATCTACAGTAATATTTTCAGCACTTTTAATTGGTATACTAAGTTTACCAATGGCCTTAATAGGAATTACTGCTCTTTTTGCATATCCATTTAAAAAAGCTATATCCAAACATATGTTGGAATAAATTAAAGCTTAGTTTTGTTTTTCTATATGTAATTTTATTCCTCGTTTGATTACCTTTCTCACTATTTCTTATCGCTAGGGCTATAATCTGTGTTCTTATTAGCCTTTTGGCCCCAAGATAAGATCTCTTGGTAACATAAGGCTTTTCTTAACCGTGTGTCCTATTTCTCCTAAGAAACCTCTTTCTTTTTTGGGTTTTTGATAACCCATTTCTAATTTTTTGTCTATTTCATCTAGCTGCTTAGCAGCTCTTTTATCTATTAAAGTCTCTAAGTTCTTTGGAGCACGGCCACCATTCTCTTCTATAATATCATCCATGGCCTTTTTGCGCACCATAGAGCCCTGGTTCATCAACTTCATATTATAAATAATACGCCTTTTCCCCTCTCTAGTTTGTAAAAGATCAGGAACCATCTTTAGGAAAGATTTCACGTCCATATCTGTTATCCTGCTTCCAAATATTGACTTGGCCTGTTTAAGCATAGATTTGCTTAACTTATCGAATTCCTGTGATTCTGGAGACTCTAGATGGTGGAAATCCAATCCAACTCCCCATATTCCATGTTCTAAAAAATTTAGAAATGCCCTAGCCCTAGGCCGTGTTAATCTTCCAGTCTCAATGAGTTGCTCCATTCTCTTTAATGAATTCTGTGTCTCTAGAGCACTCTTATATTTATCAGATGTTTCTTTTATTATAGGTTTTGCTTCCTTTTCAGCATCCCTAAGGTCTTTTTTCTCTTCCTTAATGGCATCCCTTAAAAACATTGATCTCTGTGCGCGCGTTAATCCAGCAGGTATATTATATTTTAGGCTTATAGGTTCAGCCTGAGATACCGTCTCACTTGTTGTAGGGGCTTGCATTACTTCTGGACCCTGTTCCTGCTGTGGCATTAATCTTTGCCTTAATGCTTCCATTACTTGCTGGCCTGAGTTCATAGAATCGGTTCTGTCAAACATAGTATTAAGTTGGTCCACCATAGCAGTAGGAGTAGCAGTAGATGGTAATGACTGAGCCTGCATTTGCTGTAGTTCATTTCCCCCAAGACCAAACATATCTGGGCGCTCCATCATAATATTACTCATATAAGCTTTTTGAACCTGTGGTGGTAGAGCTGCTATACCCTTAGGTAAACCCATATCTTCATATGCCTTACCCATTTTATCTCGCTCCTGACGTTGCATTACATCTCGTAATTTATATTGAGCTAAAGTATTAAGACCGCCAGTTAAACCAGTCCTAATACCCTTACCTATCTCTCCACCCAGATTAAAATCTGCGGGCAAAATTTGAGCCATTATTGCATACCTCCCATCATTAATAGTGGTAATATTGAACCCATGCCTTGACCACCTTGATATTGATTCATCATTCCTCTACCAAATAAACCCATACCAGTTAATCCGCCAGTTGCGGCTCCCATACCAATTTGAGATAATAAAGGTGCTAGTTGCTGCATTAAACCCTGAGAACCCTGTTTATAGTAGTTCTGAAATCTAGGTTGCATACCCATTTGACCCAATTGCATCATTTGTCCCCTATTCTGCATACCATATTGGGCCCTCATGGCTGCAAGACTTTCTTCAAGCCCAGCTCCAGCTCTCCCTAGGGCTGATTGAAATCCACTTGATCTTTGGGCTCCTTGACCCATAGATGTAAATCTCTCAGCAATGGATGGAATAGACTGTTGGAATTGACTGCGTGCATGCTGTTCTATTGGTGCAAAGCCAGCATATGGATCCTGAATACCTTGTTGTGCTTGATTTAAGAAAAGATTAGAAGCCGCTAGTTGCTGTGGATCCATAATAGAATATTGCTGCATCTTTCCTTTACTGCCAAATAACATATTTCCAAAATTCATATCTTTCTCCTAGGCATTAATTTTTTAAAAACTCTACTATTACATTACACTTCGTATAACTAGTCCTGTCACTACCAGTAACTATATAAATATTTGTTCCATCAGCATATAGTTCTATATTATTTGCTAAAGTAGGCGATGCATAAGGTAATGGAATTAAGCTTGTTCCTGCTGCGTTATTAGCAGCTCCACGCAATGTAACTAAGGTAGTAGAAGTATTAAATGTCAACCCATGCGCTACCGTTAATGTTCCTGTATTTGGAAGTGTTCCAGTAGTCAACATATTGATTACCTTGCGGAAAACTGGCCTTGGCGTAGTTTTTGTATTAGTGGCTGATGAAACACTGGGGCTAGGATAAAACGTTTCACCTGTGGCAAATTCTTGCGTATTAAATAAACCTGAGCCCTTTGAGTTAACTTGTTCAGCTATTCTATTTAGTTGTTGAGTAATATTTACTAAGAATTCCTTAAACTTAGGACTATTTAATTCCATCTGATTTATCTGAGATGGATCCCAAGCTTGAGTAGTTGGTAGTAAGTAACCTTTATTCTGCCCAGCCATTATTTAATCCTTGTTGGTTGTGTATAAAGTATTAATCCCTCTAGGGTAAAATCTGATTCTGATATAGCTGCATCTCGCATCTGGTCATCAGATAGATATATTTTTATCTGCACAGAATCGCCTTCGCCATTAAAATAGAGAGGATGCCACAAAAGCCTTTGAAATTGCTCCAGAGGTACTAAGGAATAAGCGGAAGTCTCCAATACTAGTTCTCCAAGGATTTCATCTGAATGAGATGGATAATATTCCACAGTAACCTTACCAGATGATGTTCTATCTACACCAAAATCTATCTTTGATAGATGAAAAGACCTATTTTCACCTTTATATGGATTCCATTCTTTAGATAAAATTTGAATCATTGGAACTCTGGCCAGGGTTCCTCCACCTGTATATGTTCCTGGATCAGATAATATCCCATTGATAACCACAGTGTTATCTGTAGTACTATAAATCTGATGAATTCCACTAATTGTTGAACCATGAAAGTTCTCTAGCTTTATATAATCGCCCACATTCAATGAGTGATCTTTACAAGTTAAGGTAACCGTCTGATTAGCTAGTGAATAAGTTAATCCACTTACTATCAGATTTCCCACTTGGCTTGATGTGTCTCTAGTAATCTGAGTCACATAACCATGCTGGTTACCTGCTATAACATGTCTAAATTGAGCGGCATTAACATTTGAAGTCCAGGTCTGGTTTGCATTATCCCAGGTTCCTGCTACCTCAGCCCAGGTGATATCTGTTTGCTGTTCCCAGTACCCAAAAGTTGTTATACAGTCATCATTTAATGCCCAAGTACCATTTCTATAGTTATAAACAAACATCTTGTTGGGATAGTATTGAGCATTAGGGTTATCGTCTGTTGGATAGGTCCAGTAGACCATCTCCGTATAATAATCTCTTACACCTGCTACACGCTGCATACCATGATTCTTAATTCTTATATCAAAGACCTCATCTGGCATCTTCTCATCTATACGGTCAACATTTATTCCATTGCATGACTGTATCCCATTAGGTCCAACATTTAAAATAAATTTATCAAAAGGGACAGTAGAGAATGTGGCCTCTGAGCCCAATTCTGTATTAACTTGCTGCCAAATAAAAGGAATAGCCTCATTACCTGTATAAGCTAATTCCCATGTTGAACGCTCAAAATATACTATACATCTATCCCTAATAAGTTCTGCTCCTATTATATCCTCTTCGGTAGGCCCATCTATGTATCCGCCTCCTAGCCAATTAGTTTCATTTGGTTCCAGAAAAGCATACGCATTGAGAGGAGATCCATTTTGCGAGTATCTGCATCTATTAGTATAGGCTGAATTAGTAGTTCCTGCAGAATCACTCTCTACTGTACTTAAAAGCAATAACCTATTTTTAAATGGAATAATGATTCTACAGGTCTGAATAGAATTTCCTGCCCCGGCGCTTAGAAATTTAGGTCTCCATGCTTTCCAACTAGTATTATCAAAATAAAACATTGGATCACCATTAGGTCCAGCCCCAGTAGCAACATTGAAATTTGTTGTAAATAAGACTGTGGAAGAAGCCAATACTCCATCCCAGTTATAAGACCATATAAAATTATAATTTGCTCCCCTCCAATAAGGTATACTTTCCTTAAGCCATGATCCACCTGAGTATCTATATGCAAACTGTGTATCAAAAGCATAAGCTGTCTGATTATGGACTGTTCCTAATTCATATTGAGTCAGTCCCATAACTGGCTCTGCTGAATAATAATAAACGCTAGGAGCTGCTCCACAATTAGTAAAGCTATATTCGCCAGTAGTAGTATTCAGAGTACCTGTATATGTTCCGGTGGTCAATAAGGTAGTAGGTGTCCCTAGGGCCGTTACAGTAAGAATCTCATCTACAATAGTAAATTGCTGTCCTGCCTTAAACATCTCGCCAGGTAGTATACCAGTTATTATACCAGCCGCAGGAGCCCCATGGCCACCACCATCAGGATAAAAGTAAATTTGTGTTCCTGGTGTAGATCCAGCAAATACATAGACACCGGTTGTTGTATTATAGGTGCATGTGGTAGTTGTACCAGTTTTTGACATAGTTCCAGGCGCACCCTCTACAACCACTGTAAATACTTCTGTTCCTATAGAAAATTTCTGTCCTAGGCAGAAAACAGTGCCAGGAACTGTTCCTGTAGCTGCTCCTGCACCATCAGTTGTACCTACACCTGATCCACCCGCTAAGGCAGCTTTAGTTGTTGGCAATAGAGCTCTAAGCCTTGAGCCGAATTGTCCCGTAGTTGCTGTTCCAGTATAAAGTGAACCTACTCGTTTCTTTAACCGCCCCCTAAAGATATAAGCATTATAAAGTTGCGCGTATGCTTGGTCTGGTATTTGCCATGCATTTAGATCGGTCCTTAGACCTTCCTCTAGAGGAGCAATTAGAAAGCGATCCATTTAAATTCCTAGTAATAAATAATTAAATGTAGCAGTATTTGAACCAGAAAATGCTTTTATTGCATAAGCTGTGACTGTGTGGGCTGTTTCATCGAAACTACTATAAGAAACTATTAATTCTGATGTTCCAACTTTTGTTACTATTCCCGATAATAACGTAGTAATTGTTGGTATGCTTGCTCCTGATATAAGGGTTGCAGTTCCATAAGCTCCACTATTACTAGCAGTTACGCTTCCCGTACCCCATTTCATTATTACCCCGCAAGGCAAATAACACCAACCTAGCGTTGCTTTTGTGCCTCCAGTTATATTTATATCTCCAGTAACGGTACCGGCTGCTTTATTAGTTCTAAGAAACAAATCTCCAGATGCATTATAAAATGCCCATTCAGTAGCAGAAACTGCTGCTGGTATAGATCCAGGGGTAACTGTAACTTGAGGTATTGTAACCAGATTATGTTTACCCTGATCGGATAGGCCAAAAGTGACATGATTTACATCTATGATAGCTTTTATTGCTGTAAAATTATCTTTTAATACACTCTGAGAAGATGATATGGTATCTGTAGCGTCAGGTTTATTTGCATTATAAGCCATCTCCGCTCCTATTTTCTATGTAAAGTAATACTATAAATAATAAAATAATAAACAAACTAAAATAAAATAAAGGTTGCATTAGAACCACCCTCCCCTACCCCAACCAGATACTAGAGTCTCTGTTTGGTCTGTATAAATGGTTGAGCTGCGTTCATTCTTCTGTTGATCATAGGTTCTTGTAATACATAATTCCTGTTGCTTTATGAACTCTGGCGTTATTATCTGTACTGACTCTGGGTCCATTCTATCCTCAAATATCTTCTTAGCCGCACCATATGCTATATATTGGTACATTTCAGAAAGTTCAGGCATAGAATTAGCATTAAGAAATTCAGATGGACGCTGCATAACATCAATCTGTACAGTATAAGACTTATCTGGCACAGGCCTTAGAACAAATTTACTATCAAAATAAAGTACAGCTTGGGGTGTATTAACAGCATATTGAGTATATTGTATATATACTGTCTGTGATAGAGCTGGTGCTGTAGAAAATACACAAGTATATACACCAGTTATGTAATTTATTGTGCCATAAATGTCGCTAGAATTAGCTGGATTAACTATGTATCCTGTCTTAAGAGGATTACCAGTAGTAGGATCCAGCATTGGCACATCAACACCAATTATACCTAGTCCATTTGCATCTAAAGAAGATATAGTAAACGTATTTCTATAGATAGGAACTCCAGTTATTGTTCCAGAAAATGTCTTATTTGAGCCATCTCCTGTACCTGCTTGTAATTGATTAGGAATCTTTGGATATAACCTATAGAATTGGTCTTCGGATTGGGTGAAAAATACTTCACTTCCGCCAACATAGACTGGTGGATGTACTGATAGGTATGTGTTCTTGAAATTGTAGAGTGGATCAAGTGTATTTACGGTATTTTCTGGATAAACATCTACATAAGGTTGAGTGTAAAATGTTAGATTTTTGCGTAAAGAAAACGTCCTAAGCCTCATTGGAATGTCATAAATCGTAAAAACATCAATATAGTTAGTTATTGTACTATCTGATATCTGATTTTGTGATGGACTTCTCGTTAAAAATCTAACTTTTTCTATTATGTTAGCTAACGTTGAATATGTACTATCTGACATCCTAATCTCCTAATATATTTCTGACTGATGCTGTAGTCATATCATCATCCTCAGCAAAAGGGACTACTTGTGGATACAATCCAACTTGCTGAATCCAAGTTCCAGGAATGACAAAATCATCGAAGTCAGTAGAATTAATATCTATTGTAAATGTGTCACCAGCTGTGACAGTGATCTTTCCTGAAAGGTTATTTATTTGTGGCATACCGCACAAAGAAGTGCCCGGTATCGCAGTATTTATAAGATCTGGTACTAATATCCTAACCGTCATTCCAGTGTAATAACCATGCGCCTCCTCGGTAGTGATAGTTGTGGTGGACCCCTTACTTATAGAGGAGATTAAGCGCATAGTAGGCTTAAATGTTGGAGAGGATAAGTCAAAGAATCCACCACTCATTTATCTCTCCCCAGGATATCGTTCCACTGTAACTAATCCTGCCTGTTGCTCAGCTTCGCCAACATCAACAAAATCTAGTGGATAAAAGCCTGTTCTAAATATCTTCTGCTTAACTTTTAATGCTGGAATGCCGCCTAATTCCTTAGCTTCCCTACTTTGCTCATATATTGGATAATATGTATTTTTGTTTAGGTGGGTAGCTACGCCCCTAGGGAGCGTATAGATACCACCATCTACAAGCTCATAGGTTTCCACTTGGTCTTCTTTATGCAGTTTAATAGAGAATTTTAGGATTCCTCCTTGGTTTTCATGATATTTAAAAACACCTTTAACGGGTTCTCTGTCTTTATCTCTCTGTATCTTAAGTGTATTTCTAGTGGGCTTATTAGGCGATTTTTCTGTTGAAGAAATATCTATTAGCCCTGTAATTTCTTTAATTTTCTCAGCCATCTCTCTTTCTCCTCTAACTTCTTAAATGGGCTGCCCATGCAGCCCCAAGACTCAACATGAATAAAGATTATTCATTAGTTACGCTAAATGATTTACCAGCTGTCCAGTAAATGACATCGGATGTGCTACCAGCAGGTGAATTAGTACCGGCTGCCAACTTCATTCCAATATATGCAGTGTTTCTTAAAGCATCGTCATTTAGGTCTGGATACAGGTTATTTTCGCCAACAGGTGTAACAAGCGCAGGCGTAAATGGTACTGCGGCTGTTAATGGGAAGGCAAACGCAGTAAATGTTGATACATCAATATCTACTGTAATTGTACCTGTGCTTATAGCTGTAATATTTCCAGTAAGTCCATCGGCTTCTACCATGCCAAATGCAGATGGGACAGTCAGTTTTACCTTTTGTCCTACTGTAAAGCCATGAGCTACTGTCATTGTTATAACAGCAGATGTTCCAGAAACAGTTATCTTTGAAATAGTGCGTACACGTGGATAGAAAATAGGATCAAAGTTGATCTTTCTGAACGATCCAGTTGTACCAGCGACAGTCAATTGAGCCATGTAAGGGAGATCAAATGATACACCTGAACTGACGTTATTGACTGTAAAGTCATATCCACCCAACTGTTGAGCTCCTGTGATATTAATTAATCTAACAACATCACCATTTGAGATGGTTGTTGTGTTAGTACTTACAACTGGAGTTGCAGCATTAGAAATAGCCGTGATTGAAGTTACAAGAGCTCCAATTGTATTAGCCGTTGTATCAATAAGAGAAAATCCACCAGACGTCAAACATGTCATCAAAGTAGCATTAGTTGTGTCTGTCTTTTTCCATTCAAATGCACTATCTGTAGCCATACCTCTTTGCCAATAGTACTCATATCCAATACCAGTGGCTGGGGTAGCTAAGGCTTGCGTATAGTTTAATACACGCATCCAGTCTATATCAGAGCGCAAAGAGATGACTTTTGCATTTCCATCAGCTGTAAATTTACCTTGTAAAATAATAGTATTATCTGCCATGTTCGTGCTCCTTAAGCTAATGTGGATCTTAGGTTGAGAACCCAAGCATCATTGGTTACACGGCAGGCCTGGGCAAATGTATAGCCCAACGTTACGTTTTGTGCTAATGGGCCTGAGAATATTGGTGGTCTATAAATGAATTTTGCAGAATATCCATCTTGTTTAATGATGGTATAAGCATCCATACCAACACAGAATGTGTTATATACGTCTGCACCTGCATTAGAAGCGTTCTTGGTTAAGGATCCTACGCTTGAAAGCAAGAATCTCATATTACCAATTGAACCCCATTCTGATGGAAGAATATCCTTTTGTCCTGGATATTGGCTGTTATGGATAAACCCTGATACATCCTCAAGCGTTTTGCTTAGGTTTGTATGGGTCAATGCAAAGAATGCATTTCTTACAGGCGCTGTTCCAAACTTATTTTGAGCCTCAATATTGTTTGAGATAGACCATGCATTGTTGCTTAACAATGTTCTAGTTGTCTCAGCAATGTCTGAGCGGGTCATTTCAGTTGGATTGTCACCATTTGTGCCTGCTGTACAGTTAATAACAGAGGCTGTTGCTGCCAACATATCTCTTGTAAGAGCATCTTCTGTCTCACGCAATGAGATACCTAATAGTTTAGCTGTCTCATTAAGCACAGGGCATTGGTTAGTTAATGTCACTTGGTCATTGATTTCTACATAAGTTCCATAAAATTGTATCTCTGCATCAATGTTTACAGCATTCAATCCTTGGCCAGCTGGCGTCACACCTGAGTTTCCAAGTGGAACAAGGGCTGGTTGTAGTCTGCTGAACCTGGACATACGCATCTTCTTACCACCATTTCTAGGCATAGCCTTTTGGGTAGAAGGAAGCGTATGGATAAAGTTGGGCGTAGGAATTGCTAGCAACTTATAGTCAAACGTTACCTGGACTGGCGCAGGCAACGTAGATGTTGTAACTATTGCCATAATATTTCCTTACACATAAATGTGTTTAGAATAAATTAAACATTCTTGTCTAACTATCTAAGCGGAATGATTTCTTAGGTGAGCCAGAAAAGGCTCTTGCGATCCCTGGATTTTTCTGTATCTCTACAGCGGTTACTTCCAACCGGGGGGAACGACGCCCATACAGTTCTTATGTTTTTTGCTAGGACGCGATCCTAGGCCTTACGCTAATATCTATAATAGATCTTAAGATCTATTAATTACAAGTTTGGACAAAAAAACCGGCTAGGAGTGAATACTACCTAACCGGATTAAAAAAAGGAGATTAGAATAAAATGAATTTTTATCTACCAGCAATAGACTCTTCTATCTCTCTTAGAAGCTGTTGCTGTAGTTCTGGAGTCATACCGCGTGCAAATCTATCTGCTTCAGCAAGAGGAGACTCTCCCTGCCTAGGGAAAACAGTAGCAGCACTTTTAGGCTTAGATAAGTTTTTTTGCGCTCTAGCCTTGTCATCTGCATATGGATCCTGATTACCTATCCCATAAGTCTTTATTAAATCATAAGCAGTAGCGTACTGAGCATACTGATCAGTGGATGTAAGTATAGTCCTGGCTACTTCTGGTTTTTTCCTGGCCAGCTCCTCCATATTTTCTGTTGTGACCACTTTAAATATGTCCGGATACTCAGCCCTAAGCCTAGCCTCTGCGGCAATCTTATCACGCTCTATACGCTCTTTTTGGATGGCATCATTTAGACTTCTTACTTCACGTTTTAAGGCTTTATAGGATCTACCCTCAACAATATCGTCATCTTTTATGCCAAGATCATCTTCTGGATCAGGCTTTATCTCTTCCTTTTTTTCTTCTCTTTTCTTAATAGATTCTATCTCATTAAGCCTGCGTTCTAGTTCCTTATTTTGTTCCCTTAATCTACGCCAATTTAAATCAGCCTCGCTTGGTTCTGGTTTTATGCTTTTATTCTCTACTGGTGCTTCTTCTACTGTTGGCGCTTCTGGTGTTTCTACAGGTTGAGTTTCTTCTGTTTCTACTGACTCTACTTCCTGAGAAGCGGTTGATTCAGCGGTAGCCTTATTAAGGGCTTCCCACTCCGCTCTCATGGCTTCTTGTGAGCTTGCCATCTATCTTTCTCCTCATTAATTCATTACTTCAATGCGCAATGTCAAGACCCTCAACCCTTACTACGGGGTTGACTTGACTTACCTTCTCTCCGTTTAATCTCTTAGCTTCTCTCTCTAAAGTTCCGTCATTAAATTTCATTATGAATTCCAAGAGGCATTTATCCTCTGGCGCCAGATCAAAAGCATGTTCCATAAAATAAGCACATGTGTATGGGTCAGGAATGACCCATACGAACTCTACCTCATCTTTAAAATGAGAATAATGATATACAGCTTGATCATAATCAGGCGTAGGACATGAAATCCTAGTAAAAAAATAATGGCGGAAGACATTCTGCATTAGCCTTTCTCTTTTAGTTAGAACAACCACAAAAAAATCCTGATTGGGCATAGCCTTCTTGCCTTTAGTTGTAGCCTCAATCAGATTTGGAATATAATCTTTTAATTGAGCCTCTCCTTGCTCGGCTATTGTGTGGTTGCCTGGATCTTTGGCTGAAAGCTCTACAGAAATCTCTCCCAGATTCTTCTTTCTCACTTCTTCCTTTTGCTAGTCTACAAGCGTTTTATTTGATAAATTCCTTATGGACTAGTTCTGGGATATACCTTCTTTTCTCAAAACTTGTCTTGTAGTCGGTATATCCCATTTATCTAAAAGTAATTCAATGGAATCACTCTTTTTGCATCAATTAGATCATCTATACCAGATCTATCACGGTTTAAAGGCATTTCTGAATAAACAGTTGCCTTTTTCATGTTCTCTGGTTCACCTAGGATCTTATAAGCGATCTTCTTGTATTTATTATTTACTCTAGGCGCTGCTGGCATAATTAGACCTTTCTGGTCTTAAACACTTGTGTTTTCAGACTTTCCTAGGATTCATTATGCTCTTCATCTTTGATGCATCTGAGCTGATCTGCTCATCAACCATACTAGGTCCATAAGAAGGATAATTCTCAGGAAGGGACATGCCCTCACTAGAATAATCTTTCATTATTACCTCTTGTGGAAGATTGGCTCTTGCGGACTTGTTATCACTAATCATTCCGCTTGAACTATCATGATATCTTGCCATGACTACTACTCCTCGGACATGTGTCCAGAAACTACAGACAGATTAAAGACGCGTATGTGGCATATTTATGACACACCTTCAATCCCTGCAAGGTTAATAAATACCCAACATGGGTAACATGCTTGTGTATAACCGCTAACTATTGACGTCATCTTCCTCCTCAAAAATAGGTTCTATTTTTATATATTTAACCTTTTTGAGGTTTACCAAATTCCCCCCAACACTTAATCTAAAAAATCTTTCTGTATTGGCTTCTGATATCCTTTCCATAAGCCTGTCTGCCTCATCTGCATCAAGCTGTATAAATAGGTCAGCGCCATTCCATTCATCCTCTCCATCAAAGTAAAATTCAACTGAGTAACGCTTAATCTCTTCTTGCATGGCTCTCTCCTTACTTTATATTTGGTTCTATAACCTGGTGGTAAATATCCTGTGCCCAATCCATTAACTTATGTGAATAGGTCAAATTTTCAGGTATAAGTGCATGACCCACATCAAAAAGAGGATGTAAGGTCTTGATAATGCTTAGTACTTTTTGATTTATAACCTCTATTTGAGCATCATTAGCCTTGCCAAAGCTGACCAATCTACCTAATTCTAGATGGTTGGCCTCTATCTCTTTCAATAAAGAAATAACTACAGCTTGAGCTGCTGCTTCTATTGGATTCATTTCTACCCTTCTCCATGGTAACCACATAACTACTCTCCAACTACTTCTGATAAAATTTACTTATGTAAAATTATCTACACTTTTTCTTTGACTTTAGGCTCTTTACCTTTTTTAACAATTTGGCTTCTTCTCTATCATGAAATCCCTCATGACGAGCCTCTTCAGCCTCTTCTTTGCGGTCATGGCGTTTCTCTTCTTTCTCATACTTCTTGGGTAATTTTACTTTATTCTTCATCTATGACCCTTATTCCTAATTTTTCACGCTCTGGATAATAAACTTCTAACTTTTTAGGATCTGGCATAGCTCGGATAATTGCTTGTTTTACATCTACTGGTAAATCCTCCATACCATAGAAAATTTCATGCTCTGAACTTCTAGGATATGGCTTAGATATAATGAATTGCATGTTTTCATAGTCTGTCACCCAAATTAGTCCGACCTTAATAAGCAAGTCAGCGGTAGAAATACCTATTAAATCAGGGGACACAAACCTATCCGATAGGTTGCATAACAGATAGTCCAACTCTATAAAAAATCCAGCCCGAGATGAGTACAGTAACTTTGCGTTGGATAAATTTTGTGGAAACTTTACATACTCAGGCGTAATTACTATCATTCCAAACAAACTTGTGGACATTAACAAGAAAACTACTGCTAAAATCTTCATGAACTTCATTATTTATCTCTCCTCTATAATTAAATAATTACTTTTTCTTTTTAGGAATCTTAGCCCCGGCCTTACGAGCTTCACTTATAGCAATGGCAACCGCCTGCTTCCTATTGGTTACCTTAGGACCCTTTTTAGATCCACTATGCAAAGCTCCTTGCTTAAACTCATGCATTACTTTCTCAACCTTATTTTTTACAGGCTTCTTTGGTGTCTTCACCGATATCTTCTTCATCTTTTTCTACCTTTTCCAATAAAAAATCACCTGAAACCATCACAAAGTGGTCATTCTCATCCAATGAGCAATATTGCGCATCAGATTGAGTAATCACATAATCTTGCATATCATTTATTTCTTTTGATAAATCTTGAGGCTCTGTCTGGCTATCTATCCCAGATAGTAATAAAAACGCGCAGAGTAGCGTCACTCTTAGAATCATACAGGATCCTTCATCTCAAAATGGTTGCCGTCTGGGAGTTTTTTAGAGCGGCCTCCCCATTTATTAAACTTACTTAATGACTCCCAATATTTGCCTATGAGCAAATAATCTTCGCTCTTATTTAAATATTCACGCTTTTGTGAAAATAAGTTCAGATCTATAGCTAACCTATCCCTATGTTGGCTATCAAGAATACCTATATGCCGTTGTGCATTAATTAAGGCCTGTTCCTTGGTCCTAAACGCCTCACCTAGGGTGCAATAGTATCCAGAGCTAAATATAAAATTAATCAGTAAAGCCACATTTCTTGCAAATTCTATCTGTTGTAGGATCATTTTGACACCTGTGTCCTTGTCCCTGCAGGCTTAGATTTTGCCAATGGCTTACGTTTCTGGGCTGTTTTTTTATCTTGGGATGGCTTTTTTACCCCTGAATTTTGACCACTTGGCTGCTCTTGGCCCTTAATAACTTGCATCATTTGCAATACTTTGTGTACGGCATCTATGTCTATCGTGTCTATCTCTTTTATGGCTTTGACCATGTTAAGCATGGCTAAATTTTCATCTGAGATGGCAGCTGCTCTGCGTTCTTCAGCAAGAGCCTTGTTTTCTTCTATGCGAGACATGCGCTCATATCCAAGACCCGTATCTGCCTTAGCCCTAGCTTGTGCCAATTCCGTCTCAGCCTGTTCTTTATTAACTGCTGACTGAAGTTGCATCTGTTGCATTTGTGCTTCTTGTTCTTTGGACGCCTTAACAGTATCTATTAACTGCTTCTTATTCTGTAATGTCATAGCTTCAAGTATGGTCTCGTCTGGTATAGGAACTCCAGCCTCCCTAAGCTGTAATAGCTGAGCAAACTGCATTTGACGCTGTGTAGTGGTATTTAAACCCTCTTCCACAGCTGCGTCATATACTCCAAAAGCCTTGTTATAGAACTGAGGCATTGGATCTTGTTCTATGATTCTTTTTACTTTCCCCGGCGTGAAATTGCTTTGTATTAATTTCAGCCTTAGCCGGCCTAGCATTTTCTGAGCAAAGTCAAGGTTATCAAATACGCCCTGTAAAGTTGTTAGCCCTGCGCCTTGTCTTAACATAGCCAATATACCGACTTTCTCATCAATGGCCGATCCTAAGAGCTCACTATTCACGCCGGAGATATCCTCTATCTCTTTGCCTAGTGACTCAGACACCTGTAAGGTCGTAGGCGGGATAGCAGGTGATTGTATCTGCATTATATCTGTAGCTATATTTGCTTCTGGTTTTATTCCTATTCCCTTACCCTGACCCGTCATATGTATATCACTAGGGTCTATAAGAGAGTCTGGCTTAAAGATAAAGCCGCTATTAAGCTGGCTTTCCAAGATATCTAATTCTATTATTTTTCTTCTGTTATATAAGTACTGAGAATCACGCAGGCCGCGTACGATTCCTTGAACCCTTAGAGGATAATAAGGCACCTGTGGATTATAATATGCCACAACTGGAACAAATGGAAATTCATCAGTGCCCCCAGGGTTAGGACCATCAAAGACGACGCGGCCCTGAACTACAATAGTAAGCCTTACAGTTGGGACATCATTACTAGAAACTATTACTGATGGATAGGTTTTCAAAAATAGATCCAAAGCTTCTTTATCTTTACCTGCCCATTCCTTGGTTTCTCCTGTTTGGGTATCCACTAAAAGATCTTGTTTTCTATATGCACGGTAATAGAACTCATCATATGTAAGTAAATTTCTATTATCATATGCAAAAGCCTCAGGCATAAATTGAAACTTCTCATCATGCCTACCAGCAGAGGTCATATTTTGGAATTCAGATACAAAATCAGGCAACAAGGAGTAAATAGAAGACTTAGTAAGATAACTTCTACGCATGATTCCTGTGCAGTCTGAAAGATCTCTCTTACGGAAAAAAGGATCAATTACAAATGAGTTATAAGGGCAGTTATCTACCTTTATATCACCATTAACTGGATCCTTTCTATAATCCATAAAGACATGAAGGAGATTCATACCTGTAATTAGTGATCCATGGAATGCCTCAGAAATGGTCTCTAGGACAGCTTCCTGTTGGTCATTCCACATTAAAATCTTAGTAAACTGGTCAGCTGTCTCCATGTCTCCATTTTCAACTGGAGTTGAAATAGTAGACTTCCTATTCCTGCGCTGATAGCCAGAAACCATATTAATAATGCGCCTAATGCGATTGAAATTAAACATCTTACGGCGCGATAATGGGACATTACCATAAAATGACTCCCAGACTGTCTGGTCCCCACACTCAAAGCGGACATCAGTGTCAGCCTCACCCCAATAAGTATTTATATATGGTTGAGCGGATAGATAAAAGTCCTCAACACGGCGTGCTAATACCTTTTCATTGGTATCATTCAACTCCATGCCAGGCCCATTGTATAGTGCCATGACTACTCTCTCTTTCTCCTAATGTCCCATAACTCCTTTTAAATTATGAGACCGGAATTTTTCTCTCTTCTCCCTAAGCCAATACCTAGGATGCATTTATACTTACATAAATCTATGAGCCAATCAACTTTGGATAAAAAAAAGAGGCCAGATGAGTTCGCATCTCAAAAGGCCTATACTAATTGGGGACAGAGTCCCGCCTATAAAGACTTTTTTTTAAAAAGGCAGATCATCCAGAACCTCTATTTCATCAGTAGGTTCAGAAGTATTTACCAAATTACTATTTACACTTCCTTTATTAAAATATGCTGTTCTCTGCATAACCTGTTTAACATTATCAGCCATAGGTCCAGCAGGTTTAGGATCAACGGTTTTAGGTATCTCAGTAGGAACTGTGCCTGTGCCATGAGTACCTGTCCCATAGGTTTTTACTCCTCTATCTTTGGTATCCCCCTGGGTCCTGTTATCTATAAAAGAGAATTGCTCAACAACTAAAATATGCTTAGAACGCTCAGTTCCATCTTTAGCTTGCCATTTAGCCTGCCTAATCCTACCCTCTATAAGTACTGGATCACCGCGTTTAAGATATTTAACAGCAAGTTCAGCATCCCTATTCCAGGCCTCTACATCAAGAAAGCATGCCTCCTCAAGCACAGTACCATCTTTACGCTTACTACGTCTATTAGTAGCAACTGCAAATTGAGAAAGGGCTTTCTCTCCTATCATTTTGCCTACAGGATCAACAGTTAAGTGTCCAACAAGAATCATTCTATTAAAACTCGACATCCACTCTCCTAAATTACGTATTCTTAGTTATAAATTCCTTTAATTCTCTCCAGCACTTCCTACCAAAACCCTTCATTAACTTTAACTTAGGATTAAGCCAAGGATCCTCAGGGTTAATGCTTTCATAAAAAGCCAATAATTCTCCAAAATTCTTAATTCCTGAGTTTATAAGTGGTCTCTTTAATAACTGACTTATATCTAAACTCTCTATCGGAGTATCCAGATCAAGTTGAAAAACATAAGAAGCTTTAATTAATGCTCTGCAAGCAATAATTACATCAACATCTGTCTTAGTAGGATCCTGCAATAACGCTAAAAGCTTTTCCTTACCTTCATCCCACACCTTAGACCTCTTATTTAAATACTCTCTCATCTTACTCAGCGAGTTATACTCACTTAATTCTCTCAAAAATGGACTATTCTCCACATCCAATCTCCTCTAATATTTAACTTAACATAAGTTTGGTTATCGGCCGTAAAGTGCTCTTCTATCCGCATTAAGTGTTACATCTACACACTTATGTTCTATTTTCTCATCATAGTACCTATGACAATAAATACATTTCTTATATCCCACAAGATTAGGGTTAACATTCTTTGGATCTATCTGTTCCATATGATGTTTACGATCATATTCTTCCATTTTAAAACTCCAAATAAAATTTCTTTCCATCTTCTGTATTAATTAAAGTCATATTTGAAGATATACTCTCTTCAGATTTTACCTTAACTACTGGTAAATCTGGAAGCATTTTCTTTAACGGCTCTGTTGGAATGGCGGGTAAAACCTCAGCTAATATCTTCTTTATAGTAGTGACAGTACATCCAAAACGCTCATGGAGACCATTGACTGTGTCACCCCTCTTAAATGTCTCCTGTATCTGTCTTTTAATCTTAAGTGGTATCTCTTCCCGTACTTTACCATTAATTTTCCTACGATCATCCAATCCATGGCGTACTATTGTTGATTTATGCCCTAAGAAAAATACTACAGCATCAGTAGGCAATTTAAGAAGTTTAGATATCTCTTCAGCGTTATAGCCCTTTAGTGCCCTCTCTATACAATCCGCAGCCTGCATTACATCTAAACCTGGTAATTTACCAGAAAGAGTCAGAATTTCATCAAGCGTATGCCATACTATTAGTTCTAATCCATGACGTGGACAACAACATTCACGCTTTTTATCTGTATCTGTTTTTACTTCCCAGATAAATTCTTTCTTGCAGCTACCCAACTTACAAATAACAGGGTATTTCTCACCCCTCTTATATAGTGCCATCTCTCTCCCTCTCTTTTATTTTATGGCATTAAACTGACATCTATTTGACATATTTTTGACATATTTAATACTTATTTAAAGTGTCTTGGAACACTGGATTAATGTTCTGCTGTCTTCCATAGACCGCTTCCTCATAGGTTCTTCTGAGATCCTGCGCAGATAATCCGCCCTGAGTTCTAGGTAATGCCAGGCATAAGTACCTAAAAGCATCAGCAGCATGACTATTAATATCATGTAAAGGATTATCTTTATAAACTTTTCTCTTGTCATCCCATTCCCTTCTATAGCTCTCTAGAGCCCTTATTAAAGAATCACATCTTTTCTCATCTATCCATATCTTATTAAAACTCACACGAGCCAACTCAATCCCATCTTCCAGGGGAATGTTAGGTAATACCTGAAAGTTAATGCCCATTCTACGAGCTAGTTCCAATCTAGAAAGGCCAGTTGATAGCTCTCTAACTTTTATATCATGTGGTGCAAAGTGTGGATTTGCGCCTCCCCAGACATACGGCTTATCTTTTATTAGCTTTGCATAATGATCCAGTCCTTTATCACAGTCCTCAATCATATCTATAACACGCACAACATTGCCCACAGTTTGCCAAATAAGAATTACAGTCTTATCATGCACCCCAAGATCCCAAGCGCTGTAGCACTTAAATTGTGGCTCCCATGGCACTATACCTATCTGACCATTAAGGCGAGCCTTGTCTAAGTAGCGACCATAATAACTTCCAACTTGTCCTGCTGTATAAGAGCAAAAATACTCTTGCTGGATCATATCCTCAGAAAGCGTCTTGCGCTCACTGTTGATTTCATCCATGGTTATTACACCTGTATCTAATACAGTCTTAGTACTACAGAACCAATCGGACGAATTCTTTGCTATCTCATGCATCTCAAAAGCATGATTGCGTCCTCTAGGTGTGGTTATAAAGAGTGCAAACCCTTGATTGTATAGAAGAGCTGGACGTATAAAGTCATATGCTGATGGCTCTGCAAGCGCCCATTCTGAAAATACTACTCCTTGAGGGTTAGTTCCAACAAGGGATTGGGGAGCAGTATCAGACCCTACTAGCTGTATAAGTGATCCATTAACCAGCGTGATCTTCATTTCCTGGCCATTCTTGGATGCTATTAACTCAGGTGGTATAAAATCTAAAAACTTTTGTCCATTAGATAAGATACCATCCCATATAACTTTGCGTGCATGTGAGTAGGTAGGCAAAGCATAGAAATATACTCCAACTTTTTTTATAGCAGCCCTTATTACTAGGTTGAATGCTACCACATCTTTGCCACTTCTGCGGTGCCATAAGCAGTATATCTTTTTGTAGCCGGCATTCTCTAAGGCATCAATGACTGGGAGCTGGTATGTCCTAGGGACAAAGCGTCTAAGATGCAGTTGAGTATTTAGAGCAACATTCATTACTATTCTCTTCTCTCTATTTTTACTTGATTTCTACCGCCAATTTTATACCATTATAATCTCCTAGGGTTCAATAAATTACCTAGGAGATACAACAAAAACTCCCTTGGTTTGTGGCTGAGGGAGTTAATCTAACTCTTCTTATCCTTAGCCAACTTCTCTCTCACTTCCTCTGTTGGCAATACAGGTGTAGTCATATCAAGCATCAAAGCCTTAAAGTCTACACCCGTTGCCTCTGCTTGCTTAACCTTAGCTGCCTCTCTCCTCTCCTGCTCTTCCCTCCAATTTGGATCATATTGACCCATGGTAAACATGCCAACTGTTGGATTCCATTTGCCCTCGAGCATATTCCTCTCCCTAATATCCCCAAGGGCCTGGTTGGCATATTTTAAAGCCGCGTCCAAAATCTCATATTTTTTAGAAATCTTATGAAAATCCCTAAAGAAAATACCCTTTTCCTTAAAAAACTCTGTAACTTTGATTGGCTGTAGCTCTTCAGGCCCCCTAGGCTTATTGATCCATTCTACTAACTCTTTAGCAACTCTTTCAGCCCAATTTGCTGTGACTATCTTGCGTGAAAAAGTCTGTGTATCCAGATAACTATCTATATCAGATACTATACCTGCTCCCTTTGCCAGCTCTTTCCTTGCTAACTTTTCCTCAATAATAGCCCCTTCTTCCTCTGAATGTTGGGGAAGACCTTCTTTTCTACGCTCTATATTAACATATTCTACAGCGGTTGATCTCTCAGAAGCCATAGAACTTCTTTTAATAAACTTTCTATCTTTGGGTGTAAGTTTATCTTTAGACTCCAATTCCTTCATCTTATCTACCTGTCTCTCTTTATACCTTTTATTTAACTCAAAGCCTGTGATCAATGGAGGATGTTTAACTGCAGAACGTCTTACTAAGTCTAAAATGCCTTCGCTTAGACCATTATTCATCCAAATCTCCTATTTCACTAAAGACCAAAAGAGTTCCCGGACCTTCCTGCCGATACTGTTTCTCTGCAACAATACGGCATATCTGCCTGTCATTCCCAAAACAGATATTGTCCTGACATAAATCCAAATAAAACTTCAATAGATTATCTAAGTCACTTAAATTACAGCAGTAATCAAAGTCTTTAATCTCTCTAGATTTTGGCTTTTGGAAGTAAAATGTTGCGTTGAGTTCAATCTTTCCCTCTAGTGGCAACTGATTGCCTTTGTAATGTAATATAATTGAACCTAATTGATTTTTAATACGTCTCTGAGTGTCATAACGTACAGATCGGCATTGCCCAGGCCTAGCCCATGAGATTGGCTTGCCTGGTATATAGATATTTAGCTTTCTCACTCTCTCTCCTTAGCTTATGCTTCCTATCTTGAAGATAGATTAGCACTATTTTTTCTAAAGCGTTCCTTTTACCCAAAAAAATAGTAAACTTCTTTTGTATTCTATTTTACGTCTCCCTATTCAGGAGAGACCTAAAATCACCTCAGGGGAGAGAAAAGGGATAGAATCCCTAACTCTTCTCCCCACATAACTTTGAAATTATGACATATAGAAACAGCCTGGGGTGAAGATGTGTAGTTATTTTAGTTGCAAGAATTTTTATGTTTCCCTGGGCTTTTAAGCTCTTAAATAGGCGGTATAAGCCAGCATCCGTTCTCCTTTACTCACAGACACTGAATGTCAAAACCAGGCTCCAGCTTATACCGCCGCATCAGTTAGCTTCATTTACTACGATTGATAGAGGGCCTTCTTCTTCCTTTTCCCCCCCTGCCCTCTATCAATCGCCACTAGACCCCGTAATACTTTTTGCTTTCTGTATTAGCGCTGTGCTATTGTTAGTTATTTATTAATAAAAAAGGGCCAGATACTTTCACATATCTAACCCTATGAATAGGAATTATTTGTAAGTCTATTCTAATTTATTTCTGCCATGGTAATTCCCCATTATCTTTTTGGTATTGAGTTATTCTCCATAGATCTCTTATTTGGTCTCCTGCTTGCTCATAGAATATTTCTTTTCTATCTTTATGGCATTCATGTAAAAAATCAATACAACAGAATAATTTCTTTACTTTCTCAGCCCTTGTACGTGGTGTAGGAGGAATAGCTGGTAGGTATTTGCTTTTATTATACACTCAATGCAAATTGATGTTTTTTAACATGTCTAGATTTAGATAAAGCTGCTTCCAATTGGTTTTTTTCTTGGACTAATGCAGCTTGGTTGGCTTCCAATTGGTTTATTTTCTTATCTAAAATTGACATTTGCTCTAGCAATAGCTTCTCTTTGGCCTCCAAGGCCTCTCTTACGGCCCCCTTGCTGAATATCTTATTACATGAAATTGGGGCCAAATCGCCAACGATTATTGCCTTCTGATGTAATATTTCTTTTTTGGATATTCCATCCTGTGAGTTTCTTAACAAGTCTTCTACTACGGCTAGTCTTTGAATCATATTGCCTTGAGTAAACTCACTCTCTCTTTTTTCTGACTCAGCCCATAGTTGTGATACATTGATTCCAAACGGTTGTTGAGACTTAGGGACATAGACACACTCCGGCTCATATGGCTCTGGAGACTTAGGATGTTCTATATATCCTATGGTTTTCATAATACTACTCGATTTTTGGGAAATAAAATGGCATGGTCTGTCTACCAAGTCTTTGAGTTCCCCTAAGATTTTATTTATTTTCTCTTTTTGGTTTTTTTTAAAATTATAAGAGAGTTCAAAGAAATAGAACTTCTTATCCCCTAGGTAAGATTTTAATTTATAATAATAACCTTTAGTTTTAATATAAAGGTGATCACTTATTTCATGTAATTTCTGGAAGCGTTTTGACAGCTCATTCATGAATGCTATTCCAGCTTCAGTAAAGAAAATATAATTCAAGGTATAGCGTAGTGAATGCTTTCCATGAGCTTTTGTTGTAAATGCCCCTAGGGCCTCCAAATCTCTTCTTGCCCTACGGCATGTTATAACAGGCATACCAGTAAGTTTAGACATATATGGAAAAGACATAGTAACCACACGGCCCTTAACTCTGCGGCATCCCCATAAGGCTTTAAGGAACTTTACCGCCCTGCTTGGTAGACCCTTGAGTGGATCTAGAAATAGATCTGATTTTTGATCTTTCTGTTGACTTTTGGCTTGGGTTACTTTAGATTGTGTTTTCATCTTTTTTATCATCTCAGGCAGGTTTTTCTCTTTAGTAAGAGGCTTATTAACGCACAATCTTGGCAGAATATGGTTCTTAGGCCGCGGTTAAAATTAAGACTTGTCAATTTATAAAAATAGAGTCTATCAGATTCTGATCAAATTTGAGACTTTTTTTTATATTTTTTGTGGGGAAGGGTAAAATAGCTCCAGGAGCCTTATAAACTCTTGGAGCTTTTCTCTTTTTAAGACAATTTACTATCTTTATACATTGTTTTTACAATTACCAAGTGTTCTTTTTTATACGCACATATATTATTTCTAAGCCCAAATTTTAAGAATGGTTTCAATATTCCCTTCTTTTGCCATTTGTAAACGGTATCAATTGATACCTCAAGAAACTTAGCCACATCTTTACTTGTATAAAGCTCAACCTCAAACTTCTTACCATCTATTACTGCTTCATGCTTAAATATCATCCTAATTCTTACCCTTCTTATTTCTAGTTTCTATAAATTTATCTAAGTCCTCTCGTGAATATACCCTTGTACCACCAGAAAGGGTAACAGTCGGCTTCAAAATCCCGTGCTTATCCCATCTCTTTACTGTTTGAGTCGATACTCCCAATATTCTTGATGCCATTGTCACTGAGCAATATTCCCCATCACCACATATAATTGTCATACTTGTTCCTATTAATGTTATATATATAATACTTCTTGACTTTGTTACTTTAATAGTTTAATATATAAAAATATAAAGTAAAGTACAATTTTAGTTAGGTGACTTTAGATAAAGGAATAATATGAACCCTAATAAGTTTAGGAAAGTTGAAAAAATTAAACTTTTATTAACAAAGTTAGAAGAAGAAAATGGGGTAATAATTAATGGAAATAAATAATCAAGAAGAGTTAATTCTACAGGAAATGCATACTGCCTTATCATCTAAGG